ATTCAATAATAAAGGAGAGTCGAACTTTCAGGGCATAAGTTCACTCACTGCAGTCTTAGAAGTAGACAACACAAACCCGAATCAACCCGTACTTAACATTCTGCAGAGTGACGCCTCGACAGATGGATATTTAAGTAGTACAGACTGGAATACATTCAATAATAAAGGAGATGTAGGACCACAAGGCGATACAGGACCTACTGGAGAAACAGGGTCTACTGGCGCACAGGGCGATATAGGAATTACAGGCGCACAGGGAGAAACTGGGTCTACTGGCGCACAGGGAGAAACGGGCGTAACTGGATCCAATGGACCTACAGGCGCACAAGGCGGAGCTGGACCTACAGGCGCACAAGGCGTAACTGGATCTACAGGAGATACTGGGTCTACCGGTACACAGGGTGCAACTGGATCCCAGGGTGAAACTGGATCCCAGGGTGAAACTGGATCTACGGGGTCCACTGGCGCACAGGGAGATTCTGGATCTACAGGTTTACAGGGTGTTACTGGTACAACAGGACCTACAGGCGTAACTGGACCTACAGGATCACAAGGGGACACTGGACCAACAGGTTTACAGGGTGATACGGGGTCAACCGGTATTCAAGGAGAAACAGGACCTACCGGATTAATAGGTAATATAGGTCCGACAGGTATTCAGGGAGACACAGGAGACACAGGACAAGTGGGGGAAACAGGTCCCAGTGGCACGGTTGGCAATACGGGTGCCACCGGAGCAACCGGACCGACTGGAATCCAGGGTAACACTGGACCTACAGGCGAAGTGGGCTCGACTGGCCATACGGGTGTAGAAGGACTTACCGGTGCTACCGGACCAACTGGATTTGGAACTACCGGCCCTTCTGGCGTAACCGGGTCTACAGGTACCGCCGGAATTCCTGGGGAAACAGGACCAACTGGACCTATAGGAACAACAGGTGCCACTGGCCCGGTAAGTGTAGGAATTACAGGACCAACCGGTGACCAAGGATTCAGCGTAACCGGAGCAACAGGCGCTCAAGGAAGCACAGGGTCCACCGGACCGACCGGAGTTCAGGGGGATATAGGATCAACTGGTGCTACAGGAGTTACGGGAAGCACTGGGCTCATTGGAGACACTGGTCCAACTGGACTTCAAGGCGTGGTTGGTTCAACAGGACCCAGTGGGGTTGATGGATCAAGCATTACAGGTCCCACCGGTTCTACAGGTACTCAAGGATTGAGCGTTTCAGGACCTACAGGTGCATCAGGACCCACTGGTGAACAAGGCGTAACTGGGTCTACAGGTTCACAGGGCGTAACTGGATCTACAGGCGCACAAGGCATAACTGGATCACAGGGCGACACAGGATCTACTGGATCCAGTGGAGAAATAGGACCTACTGGCGTAACTGGACCTACAGGCACACAAGGCGTAACCGGGTCCATTGGAGAAACAGGACCTACTGGATCAGTGGGCGAAACAGGACCTACAGGCACACAAGGCGTAACCGGGTCCATTGGAGAAACAGGACCTACAGGCGCACAGGGCGTAACTGGACCTACTGGCGCACAAGGTAACACTGGATCCAATGGCGCACAGGGCGTAACTGGACCTACTGGATCAGTGGGCGACACTGGACATACAGGCGCACAAGGCGTAACAGGGCCTACTGGAGAAACAGGGCCTACTGGCGTAACTGGATCTGCAGGTGCACAGGGCGTAACTGGGTCTACAGGTGCGCAGGGCGATACAGGCGCACAAGGTAACACTGGATCTATTGGAGAAACAGGGTCTACTGGATCTACTGGATCAGTGGGCGACACAGGACCTACAGGCGCAACCGGATCTACAGGTGCACAGGGCGTAACTGGATCTACAGGTGCACAGGGCGTAACAGGACCTACAGGTGCACAGGGCGATACAGGCGCACAAGGTAACACTGGATCTATTGGAGAAACAGGAGCACAAGGCGTAACCGGACCTACTGGCGCACAGGGCGTAACTGGGTCTACTGGATCAGTGGGCGACACAGGACCTACAGGAGCACAAGGCGTAACCGGACCTACTGGCGCACAGGGCGTAACTGGGTCTACTGGATCATTGGGCGACACAGGACCTACAGGAGCACAAGGCGTAACAGGACCTACTGGAGAAACAGGACCTACAGGAGCACAAGGCGTAACTGGATCCACTGGAGAAACAGGACCTACTGGATCAGTGGGCGACACAGGACCTACAGGCGCACAGGGCGACACAGGACCTACAGGCGTAACTGGATCTACAGGACCTACAGGCGCACAGGGCGACACGGGACCTACTGGCGCACAGGGCGACACGGGACCTACAGGCGCACAGGGTGACACAGGATCTACTGGCGCACAAGGCGTAACAGGATTTACAGGAGAAACAGGGTCTACTGGATCAGTGGGCGACACAGGACCTACAGGCGCACAGGGCGTAACAGGACCTACAGGCGCACAGGGCGACACGGGACCTACAGGCGCACAGGGTGACACAGGATCTACTGGCGCACAAGGCGTAACAGGACCTACAGGCGCACAGGGCGTAACAGGACCTACTGGCGCACAGGGTGACACAGGACCTACAGGCGCACAGGGCGTAACTGGATCTACTGGCGCACAGGGTGACACAGGATCTACTGGCGCACAGGGCGTAACTGGACCTACTGGCGCACAGGGCGTAACTGGACCTACTGGAGAAACAGGATCTACAGGCGCACAGGGCGTAACTGGACCTACTGGAGAAACAGGATCTACAGGCGCACAAGGCGACACAGGATCCACTGGAGAAACAGGATCTACAGGCGCACAAGGCGACACAGGACCTACTGGAGAAACAGGGCCCACTGGCGCACAGGGCGTAAATGGATCTACTGGAGAAACAGGACCTACAGGCGCACAAGGCGACACTGGATCTACTGGAGAAACAGGACCTACAGGCGCACAAGGCGACATTGGATCTACAGGCGCACAGGGCGTAACTGGATCTACTGGAGAAACAGGATCTACAGGCGCACAGGGCGTAACCGGACCTACAGGCGCACAGGGCGTAACTGGACCTACAGGCGCACAGGGTGACACAGGATCTACGGGATCAGTGGGCGACACTGGATCTACAGGCGCACAAGGCGTAACAGGACCTACAGGCGCACAGGGTGACACAGGACCTACAGGCGCACAGGGCGTAATAGGACCTACAGGAACTACAGGCGAAACTGGACCTACTGGAGAAACAGGATCTACAGGCGCACATGGCGTAACTGGATCTACTGGAGAAACAGGATCTACAGGCGCACATGGCGTAACTGGATCTACAGGCGCACAAGGCGTAACAGGACCTACAGGCGCACAGGGTGACATAGGACCTACAGGCGCACAGGGCGTAACTGGACCTACAGGCGCACAGGGTGACACAGGATCTACAGGCGCACAGGGCGTAAATGGATCTACTGGAGAAACAGGACCTACAGGCGCACAGGGCGACATAGGACCTACAGGCGCACAAGGCATAACCGGATCCACTGGAGAAACAGGATCTACAGGCGCACAGGGCGACACGGGACCTACAGGCGCACAGGGCGACACAGGATCTACTGGAGAAACAGGATCTACAGGCGCACAGGGCGACACGGGACCTACAGGCGCACAGGGCGTAACTGGATCTACAGGCGTAACTGGATCTACAGGACCTACAGGCGTAACTGGTCCGACTGGAACAGATGGTTCATCAGGTGCCACTGGTCCTACAGGAGCATCAGGTAGTAGCGTTACCGGACCAACTGGGTCAACTGGGCCTTCAGGACCTACCGGAGTTCAAGGCGCAAGCATTACAGGAGCTACGGGACCTGACGGACTAAGCGTTACAGGACCAACAGGATTAGTAGGCAGCACAGGACCCACTGGTGAATCAGGTAATGGCGATACCGGTCCCACGGGTCCTGTGGGTTTAACAGGACCCACTGGTACTTCCGGAGTAAGCGTTACAGGACCAACAGGATTAGTAGGCAGCACAGGAGCCACTGGTTCTCAGGGATTAAGCATTACAGGACCCACGGGTCCTGTGGGTTTAACAGGACCCACTGGTACTTCCGGAGTAAGCATCACGGGGTCTACTGGTAATAGCGGTCCAACTGGAACACAAGGCACGACGGGTGCGACGGGTGCGACGGGTGCGACGGGTTCAGCTAGTGGATTCTCTTGGACTAAATATACAAAATCTTATACAGATTTTTCTACGGCAGCGACAACTAACTCTATAACTCTATTCTCCTTGTCGGCTGGTGGCATCATCCATGATGTCGTGATAAAACACTCCACTTCATTCACTGGAGGTGCATTATCGGCGTATACTGTCGCAGTCGGAATATCCGGTGATGTGACAAAGTATGCAAGTTATTTCAACGTTTATCAAGCTACTGGAAATCAAGTGGGACAGTCTACTAACAACGGAGCAGCCATCGAAAATTTTGGGGCTTCAACCACCATTCAAATATCTGCAGCTTCTGTAGGAGCGAACTTGAACGCTGCAACAGCAGGTTCTGTGGATGTATGGGTATTATCTAGTACTCTTCCGTGAAAATATGTGAGCAACAAAGCGGCGATGGAATCGGAAGCGGAATCTCGCTAGAGAAATTGTATAGACCGCGACAGGTTCATAAATCAATGTTGAATCAGTACTTCAAGTCATAAGGAGCGATTCAAGCAATATCATCCCGACTTACTCTTTTATATGAAGAGATAATGGAATCAGCATATATTGCTTGCCCACGTTTACCATTTAAGTCAGTGACCCATACTCGCAGTCTTTCATTACCCGCGAGTCTTTCTAAGTGAGTATCCTTAATTACCCAAGTAGTCTTCCCACTAGACCAAAGAGAACCGACCGACATACTGTCCAGTAATGATTGCTTTTCTTCAAATTTGGCAAGAGGAATCGGCCTAAACGGTAAGTCACCACCAAATACGACTGTGCCAGATATTAGCTTAAGAAATTTCCACCCATGTGTGTGAGGGTCGAATATTCCGTAAGGTTTATAAAACCTGGGGGGACACTCACTTTCAGACAAGGACTTCGCACTTATTATTCTGACATTTTTACCGATTGCTGATTTATCTACATTTGCCACATTAACGAAAATAACTTGTTTATCTATCTTCTTAAGACCTATAATATGACATCCATCTTCAGGAACATAAGTAATAACGAAGTCAAAAGGGTCTAGTACTTTTCCAACCATCTAAAATTATACATTCAGACTAGGAGATAGAGGTCTTCAGAGGCACTACACGACTTACTGATATGATTCAGGCGTTTGAAATTCGCTCTCAGTATAAAATGCGGACTTCATAAATCATATCTTCTTATTATTCGCAATACTTAATTTTATATATTCGGACCAAGTGGTACAGCCAGATTCCGAAAGTATATTTGCACGGCGTTCAAGAAACGAACGGCGCATTGCCTCTTTAGATTCATCAGTATGGCGAAAGCCGGTGGAAGCGGCTGATATCTTGGCGCGAGTCTCCGGGCTGGTAGTGCGATTCCGCTGCTTTTCCTTGACTTCAGGACGGTTTTGAGCGGCAGTAGTGGCTATTCGATGACGCTCTTTTACTGCAGGGTCTTCGAAGGCCCTCCGCGTGCCTTCAGAAAGACGAGCGCGAACTTCCTCTGTGCAGGATTCGATGGCCGCACGACTCATATTTTCACGCGCCTCTACGGAAGCTAAAGAAGACTTTAAAGAGTCCGAAATTTTCTTACCATATTCTGGATTGGCTCGCATCACGGCACGTTTCAATTGAGTCTCGGGAGAAGCCATAGATTCGCGAGTCTTCTGAGAGCGTTTAGCGCGGGACTCCGGAGTGTTAAGGGAAGCGATTTGCTTCGCACGAGCTTCAGGAGTGAGGCAATGGCGGATGTTGTTATTCTGCTTAGCCTTCTCAATATACTCGGGGCGTTCCCAAGGATTCTTCACGGGATGCGGAACATGTTCACCACCGCGAGAAGTATTGAATCCTCTTAGTTGGTGCGTCGTATCATAGAGTTCAATCCAGTATTTCTCGGCAGCATTTGCTTCTTCGAGAGATGAGCAGACTTGCAAGACTTCATGGTCGAAGGAATCCGGACCGTATTTAATCAAAGCATTATACCAATGATTTTCGTGATTTTTCTCTAATAACCAATTTCTCGCCTTACTTAGATGCTCCGACCAGCGTCTCTGCCATTTTTTGCTTGTAAGCCCTATATAGCGGCGACCTGATTTCATGTGGAAGTGACAATAAATAGTGAATACAAGTGAGGCCCCCGAGTTATCGGGGGCCTCACTTGAGCTGTTGTGATTAGATCCCATGTAGGGATTTTACCACAAATGTTGCTAACTCGTCAAGCCCTTATCCGAATACTCATCGTCGCCACAATATATTCAAGTGGGAAGACAGGAACGTAAATAGCTTCGGTACGCAGAACTGTAGGATCATTAGGATCAACAGATGCTGTGATGCCTGCTACCTTCGTCACGATCTGACCATTGATGAGATTTTGGAATCCCGCACTCATGGACTGTTCGACCTGCTTAGGAATGCTGGTCGTAAACTTCTGTCCGATGTACGGATCGAGTACAGCCCGCATTACCTGCTGGACGTACTGAATCGTCATTTGAACGGAAGGAGTACGAGTTACGACAGTTTCTGTACGAGTGGTGAGCCCGTGACGGATTCTCAGACCCGTGTCGAGCTGTTCCATTATCGTAACACCATTTACCGCCACTTGGTTAGATTCAGTCGGATCTAGACGACGACCTATACTCTTGAACCCAAGTATCTGACGACGAGTCCATGGGGTGGCAACGTCAACCGCCGGACTGCAAGTGGAGCCAGCTATAGCTGCAGCCACATAAGTTCCGTCCACCAGTCGGTCAGTTAAATTACCAACATCGTCCTGAATCGTAATGACGAATGAATCAGGATAGGTGACTACCATGAGTTCGGATTGAAGACCACGAGCTATAGCCTGTACTCCAGTTGGGGTAGTGCCGATAGCTGTTCCAACAACACCCATTCGCTCCCCCTCTTGACGAGGGCTGCTCATGAAGATGCAGTGTTGATTCAAGTATGCAAATACGTTAGCATCTGTACTGAGAGGCGCAATGATATCAGGCTTTATGTTGCCCGTGATGGGCTTTCGCAAGTCGTCAATTGCCTGTATGTATGCTCCTGACGTAACCTGACCAGATTGGTCTCTCAGTACTTGCTTAAGACCTACGATTACAGCACCGTTCAGAATGGCTAAACGAGCCGCCAATGAGATCGGGTTATCTGGATTCGGGGGTCCGAAGTTTGTCTGGATCTTCTTAAGATCCTGGTAAAGGCCAGTCTCGTACGTAGTCTTACCATAAAGATAAGAAACGTAGTAAACATCACCGGTACGTGGTTCGTTACCCGTCCGCTTGTACGTACGCAGGAAAGCAGTCGTGTCTACATTCGTGTTTACTGCGTTAGAGACGGTAATCTCAACGCCACCGACAGCATTGATCGGTATAGCACTATCGCAGGTGAATGTCTGACCGACAGTAAGGGTGAAGAAACCACCATTAGAGTAATCAGCCGCTGAAGGATTCAAGATAGTGAATCTTAAACCAGTCTGCGCATCAGTGTATGTCTGACCAACCGTCCCAGTGCCTGAAGACCCCCCAGGCGAGGAACTTGAAACCGTGAATCCTGCAACGGCATCTTCGCCCGTATCACCGGTCACACCGGGAGTTATCCCGATGTTTGTGGAGGTGATGAATGCAGTGCTTACGGTGGATTGGAATGACAGGGTCGAAGCCGATCCTGAAGTCAAGGAATCTATGCGAAGATAAGACCCTAAACCCTGAACCGTTAACGGCCAAGCTGCTGCGACACCGCTGAATGTTCCGTCGTAATTTAGAGCAGAAGCTAAAAGAGCAGCGGTAGGTTGTGTTCTTGAAGCTGTAGCGCCAATCACCAAACCAAGAGTCGCAGCAGCGTTGCTTCCAGTTCTAACTGTTATGTTCGAATTTGGAGTGTTCACTAAGCTCGACACTACCAGTTTGTTCGCGTACTGATCTGCTCCTGTGCGAGCCACTAGCTCAGTAACGACAGCAGTGACTACATGAGCCGTATCATTAGTGCTGTGAACGTGGAATCCGCCCTCAAGTTGCACTCTGTGGTCGTTAAATGCTCCGGCAGAATCGGCAGCTATCGCTTCGGCGAGAGTCACTACAGTGATGAATCCAGCTGGGGTAACTCCCGAGGCATTTGCAACCGTAACGACGTTTGTCGTATCGTTTACACCATGGACATCAGACTGCGTACGATGGCTGTTGTACTTCGCCTTAAGCGCGTTCACTAATGTGATAGCCGTAGCAAGGTTAGTGGCATTCGCAGTCGATACCGTGTTCACGGTATCATCATTAACGTGAGCACCAGTCTCCACAAAGTGCGAGTTGAACTTGGACTTAGTATTGTTCAGCAACAATACGGTAGCGTTAATATCTCGTATTGTTCCGCCGCTTACATAAGCATTGCTGTATGTTGAGCCACCAAGGGAGAAAGAAGTCGCCATCGAATTGGTGACAATCCAAGCTCCGTTCGCTTCAGTGGTTCCTACAACGCCCTGAATGTAAACGTAGTCACCATCCACCAAGCCATGGGCATTCATGGTGAGAATTTGGACTAATCCTCCATCGTCTGCCGTATTATCTACGGGTTCCGCGTTGTAGGCAGACTGGACAACATCATTCGCGGTATCATCGTAACCGTGAACGCCTAACTGCTGAAGGTGAAGATTAAACTTGTCCTTCAAGTCTCTCGCTAATACGGAAGCAGTCTGAAGCGTCGTTGCATCAGCCACAGACACCGAGTTATCAGCATCACCCAACTGGTGGAAGGTCAAGTCAGGAATGTGCAGGTTATAATTCGTCTTTATGTCATTTAACAACGCACATAAAGTGGAAAAAGAAGTAGCGCCTGCAGCCGTTACTACGTTAGTTCCGTCTGCCGATATATGGAAGTCAGTGTCTGCAATGTGCAGATTGTACTCCAACTTCAGCTGATTAGCCAATGAAAAAAGGCTTGGCAGAACCAAGCTTTGGGCATTGGAATCAGCATATGGCAAGTATGCATTATTGATGGCCGTTACTACTGAATCAAGAGAGACCGAACTTCCACTTGGTAATTCAGTCTGGAAGTCTACGCCGTCCACGCTTAGTATCAAACGGCTGTTGATGCCTGAAGTGATACTAAACGGAGCGTCCTTGATAGCAGCCATTATGGCAGGCTGATTTAAGGCATTATATCTACCAGTAGCTGAATCGTTAGGAGAGAACCCCAGCTTGCTGCTACCATCCGTGGTCCCGCTTACAGTAGGAATCTGGACAATGACACTGCAGACCTTGTATTCAGTCTCGGAAGCGTTGGCATTATCACCAACTAAACCGAGTACTGATTGAGATCCGTAGGAAAGCTCAAAAGCATTTGTGTTACCTGTAGCCAGGTTAACAGCAGCTACTACTTGAGCGACAGTTGTCGTGGCTGATATATCAACAACAGTAACGGTTCCATCAATGGAAAGTTGTAAACGGTCAGAAGTCTCAAAACTTAACGGATTTGTGACGGGCTGGCCGAGAAGGGTGGCAGGAAATGATGTTGCTAAATTGACGCCGAAGGCTGCTCCGCCATCTACCAACATGTTACCGAAAACACTGGTAGCCTGGTATAAGTCATAAGGACTGGCGAAGTCGTTTGTAATGGAAGCATTCTTTTCCGGCGACAAACTGTCATCGAAAGTGATAGTAACGGTTTCCGCTACTGGGATACCTCCTATCAAGAATGAATCTGGCTGAGTCTCTGAACCACTAGGCCACTGAATGGTCTCAGGTAAACCTGACTTTGAACCGAATTTCACTCCAAACAGCTGAGAAGCTGTAAGAGCGGAGTTGATCGTATACTGACCGACCCCTGTAGGTCCAGGAGTCACGACATTTAATGTATAGGTATCATCCGCTATTCTGTTGTACCAGAAAGTGGCATATACTTTATAATCAGCTGGCACTAAATCACGAAGGGTGACAAGATTAGACGCACCGTCCACTCCAAGAACCGCGACAGGTCCCCTTGCGTAAGCATCCCGCCACGATTTACCCACATAAACTGTAACCAAGTTAGGATTGTCAGTCGGTAAATCGATCCTGCCATTTGTCACGGAATTAAACAGACTGACGGACAGAGGCGTGTCTCTTCCATTTCCAGACGTAGGAGTAAGAGGCAGAGTAAACTTATTGGTTGATAAGCTGTTAGTGTTGGGATCACTAAAACGATCGCACTCAGCACCAAACAGTTTATCATCGATCAACAATCCAGTAATCTGGGTAGAATCCCAAACAGCTGAACCAGTTACAGAACCGCTTGTCACGGTAAAACTGGTTCCCCATTGGATCTTGGATTGGTCTCTATCATTTACTACGATGTAGTCCAAACCATTTACGTAGTCTCTTCTGCCAGGGGCAATACCGACGTTATTGACTTCCGCAATATTGCTATTCGGAAGGTAATCGAAAGTATCTTGCCAAGAGTTAAACCAATACTCTACGGTAAGAGTAGAGCCAGCCTCGGGGGCTTGATTAAGTATAACAGCTCTTCTTGCTCCATCGACAGACTTAGCAAGAACCTGTGAACCGTTTATTTTAATGACTACCTTCGACGGATCCGTAGCGGTTATGCCGCCATCAGAACCATCGACGATTGGACCGTTAAATACGATGAAAGCCTTGTTACGTCCCGAGTAATTGCCAGTAGTGAACCCTGTAGGTCCATTCGCAGCACCTGATCCGATCAAGACGTTATTTGCGGCGGTGAGGAACACATGGGACAATCCCTGGTTATCTTCCACAACACCAGCCGTTAGACCTGAAATACCAGCAGCATTGATATCATTTGCGACATCTACGGCTGCTCTATCAGTTCCCTCAGTGAAATCGATGATGGAAACACCGACTAAATCATTCACATAAACCAAAAGACGCTTTGACGAAGAGCTAAACGTATAGGGTTCAGCCTTAGGCATTATCAAAACGGCAGGACCAGCCGAAACTTGGTCACTGACATCATCAGTGACTCTAGTATCCTTTCGGTGGAAATAATAGTTGACAGTGACGAAATCGTCTGCTGCTGGTGGAATCAGCAAAGTGATTACACCATTAGGACCATCAACCGCTGAAACAGCTGCTGGAGCACCATTTACTGAGACAGACACTCTAGAAGAGTCGAAGGTGGGTCGACCAGCTCCCGTACCATCTACTATAGGGTAATTGCGTACCTTAAACTTGAATTTATTTCCGTCCGTATCGTCTAAGACGGGATTTGCGTTAGTACCGCTTATTATCCAACGGTTTGAAACGTCTTCTGAAAATATAGGAGTGTCAGCCTGGCTCGAAGAGCCACGCACCATCTCAAAGTCCGTTTGAGATAGGGTTTCTCTTCCGGGACCAATTATTACTGGGACTCGAAGTCCAGTAAGGAGAGGGCCAGCTGTTGGCTCAACAATTGTCTGAGTGTAGACTCCCGGAGGAGCGTAGGTGGTAAATGGACCGATTCCCATGTTTTAATGTTCTCCCGACGAAATGTTTAAGTATAAGTCTAAACGTTAGCCAGACGATTTAGGTTTAGTGTACGTCTCATCTAAGGTCCAATTTAAGGAAAACATAGAGAGTCTATTTATTTTTAGATATAGGACTTGCTTTTGATATAGAATTTATTGCTTTAGCCCGGAGATCTAGAATTCTCGAATCAGTCGGTTTCAAATTTCCAGAGGAATCCTCTGTCAAAGCATGGGAACCCGTCTCTTGTCTTACCTTATCAGTTTTTAATTGTTGTTTCCTAAAATTACCCCATTTTGCTTCAGAAGACCTAGCTACAGCTTTATCTAAACTGGGGTAATCTAAGTCGTGAACGCCAGAATTACCATGGACACCACTTAGCCCTCTTACACTGCCTTTAAATCCAAAAGAGAAAGAAGACATCTTCCTAGCAGCAGGATTACTACACACCGGACAAGGGTGTGAACTCAAGTACTTTTCTGAATCGGCTTTATTTAGCAATAACTCTGAAAATTCGACTTCACATTCTTCACATGCATACTCATATTGCGGCATGATTTACTATACAGGATACTAAATCATTCTTTCATATGTGAGTCCACGGCCAATTTCCAATATGCTAGTCTCTTCTTCTATTGAAGGATCACTTATTCTAGTGCTCATTTGTAAATCTAACAAGACAGCAGGTAAGGGATTATATATCGCCCAATCTACTCGAAATGTGCAGGAGATGTTACTTTCGTAGAAGTATTCATCTGTCTCAGGATTAAAAATGTCTTCATTTTCTCCTCCTGGAGAAATATCCAAAAGTTCTATGCCCTCAAAACCCAAGGCGTTTTGCCTTTCTAAGATCTTCATTATGATATAATCAGAAAGTTTCTCTCTATCTTCTGAATCTTTGGAAAAGGCGATTAGATCAAAATTCATTTCGAATTTTCCACCATAAACCATAGCTACATCGGTTCGATCTTCCGTAACCACTATATTAAATTTATCGCAGTCTTGAGTTCGATCCCCAAAAGCAATCACGACTCCTGGAATGATACTAACATTGAACTCCTCTTTTTTAAACTCAAAGGGTCCTTGCTTAGGGGTGACGTATCGATAATCCGCATAAACATTCTGAGAAGATGATATATAGGTAAGAAACGTTATTTCTCCAGTCTCATAGTCAATTGCATAATCCTCTCCCCTAATCAGATAAACCCTATTATCTAACCATAATCTTACAGAATTAGGATATATGTTAGGGTTACTAATCTGACCCTTCTGATCCCCTGAATGATTAAATACTATGATGTATTCACCTAGGACAGTCAAAATAGGATCCATTTCGACCAGTCCAGGTATATTGCGAGCTTGATCGGGCAAACGACTGACTTGAAACCTGTAAACTCCAGGAGCGCTGGGAAATTTGTCTCTATAAGGAGAAATCTTCTCTAATTCAGTAAAATTTTCTCTTATCCATTCAACAGTAGTACCCGGATACCCTTTTTCATAAGATAACATGCAAAAGGATGATAGTCTTCCCATATAGTTATCGGCTGATAACCTAACCCTATCTCCTGAAACCCCATTTACAATAATGCCTCTCTGAGGCCGCTCATCGAAAGCGAATTTATTCTGTACATTCTTAGAATCATCACGGTATCGTGGATGATCATAGAGAATCTTCTTTAGTTCCTCTATGATCCTCCTCTTGGTGGCGTTCGTTAACCAAGATATCATAAAGCCACCAAGTCATTCATTAAGACGGAACTTCAGAAGACTTCTTTGGCTTAGCCTTTTTAGGCTTGGCTTTCTTCTTTGGCTTTTCAGAATTAACTTCGGATTGGTTATCTGGTTTCGATGATTCTTGTATATAATCGGTTGAGCCAACCAGGTCCTCCGTAGTCTCAGATTCTTCTACAGTCTCAGATTCTTCTACAGTCTCAGATTTTTCTACAGTCTCAGATTTTTCTACAATCTCAGATTCTTCTACAGTCTCAGATTCTTCTACAGTCTCAGATTCTTCTACAGTCTCAGATTCTTTTACTACCTCAAGCTCAGGAACCGAAATAAGGAAGGTTTCCTCCTGCGAATTATCAGCCTTTATAAGAGAGTCTGATATTTTATTATCAGGTATTTTTACCCCCATAAAATATTTAATACTCATACTTCATTACTCCTTATTAGAGATTCAATCTTCCATCTGACCCAAGACTAATAGACCAGTAGCTACAGATGTCAAAGGATCATGAGCAGCGCGGATTTCAGAGATAGGTATAGGAAATCTACCCTTAAGAGATTCGAACCGCTCCTTAAATTTTTCCACGAACCCATTTGCCAATGAAGTACCACCAGACACCAAAATCGGTATAGGCTTTGGCACCATTACATTACTTTTAACTTTATTAAAATGAGCCATTATATTATTTATCGTATAATCTATTAAGTTCTCAAGATATACAGCTAAAGCTTCAGCTTCCCGGCCTTCTGGTGATAATATGCTGATACCAGATTCTTTGACAGCACATATCTTTGCAGAAGTAGTTCCGATAGCTCTAGCCGCGCCATTATCTACCCAGTCCCCACCGCGTCCCAAACTGAATTCCAACGCACTCATGGCGTTATAACTCAGACAGACGTTAGTCATACCAGAACCATATGAAATACCTAACCCTGAAAAATTCGAATTTGCACACTCGGAAAAAATGACTGCCAGAGCTTCATTTATAGGCTCAGGAGAATAGCCTATTTCAGTAAGTATTTTTCCTAATACCCTGCTGTGATAAGTGATATCCGAACCGCTTACGTCAACAGCGGAAGCAGGAACTGAATAGCAACACCGTTCTCCCAGCTTTCGCGGGTCACCCAAAACGCTCTTTATTATTAACCCTATGACTTGCTGAGCATCAATTTCACCACTAGCCACAATTCCGCCTGCCATGGGGCGACGTGCTTCTTTATTAAATAAATTTGCAGTCTCCAGGGCTTCATCCCCAATGACTAATAGTTTACCACTCAATTCTACGAAGGATGTATTCGATATCTTGAGCATTCTTTTATGTTCAAGAGGCAAATCAAGAAACGCATTTCTCACTCGGCTAGTTGTAACAGATTTACCTATCTTCCTAGCAGAAACGAAATTCATCGTTCCAACATCTAGACCAACACCAGTTATCAATTCAGGATCTCTATCTTTTTCTTGTTTCGACATATTATCTCCAGCATTACTTTACTAGTTTTTACTTCTTATTCTTCATTTTATTCTTATGTCTTAATCGCTTCAATGATTCAGATGCTTCGTCGATATCAGGTCTTATTTTTTCTTCTTGATGTAATGTGACATTCACAACTGCTTCTTCTGGCATTATTTTGCTGAGAATAAACATCGGTTCTTCACCATTTCCTACCGGACTGGAAATACTGTTAGAAATAAAATTTTCAGTAGATAGCGATCTCGGGGTAATTGTAGAAAATGCATTTTTACCCATGATTTCTATCAAATCACTCATTTTATGAATTAGTTCATCTATTCTGGAGTCTTTTTTTCCTGTAGGAACACTCGACATCTCTTCTGAATCCAATGAATCAGGGATGGGTGAAATCGAAATATTCAGTTCACTTGGTCTGTCCTCGATAACATTAGATTTATTCATCACGTCAGGTTTTCTTATGACGCCATGAGTCTTTAGATTTGATACCTTGTTCTTCAGTACACTTTGTAATTCTTGATTACGCTTGTTGAATGGCCAACAGTTTATTTCTCTTATGGGAGATATTTCTAATAGCGATTTTACCTCCTGCAAAGAACGTGAATTTTGCAAATCTAATTCATTCACCTTTGCTGAGCTACCAAGCGCACTTAGACTGATCCCTAAATCCTCAATATATAATTGAGTATTAGTCTTGTTTTTTAATGTAAAATATTTCATCAATATACCGATTTGATTATAGCGTTAAGCTCTCTGGTGAATGAGGATTCAATTATAGAAGAAATTTCCTCCAATAATTCCTTTACTATACCTTGATAAGTGCCTTTTGGAAAGATCACTTTGCGACTTGTATTTCTAATCTCTCTTTGAAGGGTCATTCTCAACTTACCATCTGTTAAGACCTCTAGACTTCTGGGACTAGATGATGCGTATTCTTTATCTACGAGTCTCTCACCAGCATTTTCTGGATTTTTTGCCTTATTTCTATCATATGCTACTTTACGGGCATCAGTTTGAGGCTTTCTAGCACTCTTCTGCTTCTTCCTGGCATCCCTAATACCTACCATTCGTTGTGGTTTACCATCAGGCTTCATCATATAAATTCGTAGGAATTCCTTTGCTTCATCTTTATTTTTAACTTCTCTAGCATTTTTAGAATAAATATTATCTGATTCTTTCCTCATTTTTTTCATGCTTTCTTCTTCTATAGAGAAAACATCGAGGACTAAATGGAAACTGACACTATCCTTTGACATTTCGGAATATATGGAGTAGTCTTTAAGATATGGAGAAGAAGAAAACCCTGAATCATCTAAGATTCTCTTAAATGCAGTCAGACCCTTTATAGCTATTGGCTCCAAGACATCAAGTATTCTGTCTTCGAGCAGGTGATTTAATTTATCAAAATTAAAATTCATCTTCTGTAGGTATTTTCGTAAACCACAGTTCTGCCTCTAAATTCTCTTTCGTCCGGTATAACTTGTCTTTCGGTAGTCATCGGGGTGGCTTTACCTTCACCTTCTATGATATACCGCGTTTCAGGCACCACTAATGTGCTCACATCCAATACCGGCACCTTATAACGAATATCACCTTCATCTAGGTGTGAAATAGAAAAGTGCTGTTGAAGCTGCATACCCCTATTTGATGGCATACGAACAGGGCCTATTCCGTATCTATCACCATTTAATTTAATAATGAAATCTCTTTGAGATAATAATGGTTGAGGGCCAGTCCAAGTTTCATATGAATGCACCATGGATCTACCTCTATTACTTTGAGTTATGTTGACTTCAGAATCATCAGGAGACAACACTACATCATAAGGCCCATCATAACCACCTATGAATCCAGTCGCATAACACAATAAACAATCAGAAGCAGGTTGTTTATTTTCTACACTATAGCAACCACATCGTTCACCAATATGTTTTCTAATAAATACTTTTGATCTTTCTCCTCCCTGTTGGAGAATAAACTTGTTTCTACGGACTGCTTCTCTCCATATCCAGTCTAGTTTTTCTACTTCTCTAGTGTTAGTAGAACTAGCTACTTTTAACGGAGTTTCTATAAAACTACCGTTCGAGTCCACAGCAACAGTTGTGATTCTGTAGAAAATCCTCTGGTATAAATTGGTTTTAAGACCCTCTTTTAAATAACGGTAACTGACTAAAGAAACGGACCCGACCAAAGGCAATACAGGGTCAGTATAAGTTTGATTCGCTACATCAAAATATTTATCAGTATCTAATTCCACTTCTCCAGAAGTACTAACTATACTCTTCACCCTAGCATTTAGTCCATCTACGGTCACAAACACATTTAGATTTGCACACTCAGTACCCAAAGATGGTTGTATTACAACTGGTTTATTGGCAGTTCTAAATATATATCTACCACTAGGGTCAGAAGTTCCAAAGCAACTATATGAATTGCTGATATCTTCTTGTAGGATTACACTGATTCTAGTATTATCCCTATAGAAGTTTACCTGAATTGGAGAAGCATTTAGTCTGAAAAATGGACCAAATTCAGAATCGAAGCTTCTATAAATATTGGTTCCAATGATATTGAATTTAGTATTTGAGGATATTTCAGCAGGATTTGACCACCATATATCTACAGTATTGTTCTCAAATCCTACAGAACAAGTAACATTAAGTGGGGGAAGAGGATTAGAAGGTATTACTTCTAATATGGAGGGAGATCTATCAGGAGGAGAAGGCATCCTGATAAATCTCCCTCATAAGAAATTGGACGCTAGTCCTTTTTCTTTAAGGTGAATTGAATCTCACCATCCGGAGTCAGGTTAAGACTCTCAATTGATCCTGGATCGACGTCGTTTGCCTTCAGATAGTCATCTAGGGTTTTTTGTCTTGCGACATATAAATTATCTATAGCATCAAGCATCTTTCGGGCCTTTAGATTCAAGACCGTATACTCATTAGACCAATGAGTTATAGACGCTTCGTACTGGGTTAGTTTATTGAATTCCTCAGACGGTAATTTCATATCTTTCACAATAAAAACTATACACTCTGAACTTCGTAGTCATATTCATCATCATCATCATCATCATCATCATCATCATCATCATCATCATCATCTTCATCCTCTTCATCATCACTATCTTGAGACAAATGATCATCCTCATCGGAGTCCTCAGATTCTTCATCGGAATCTTCATCGGAGTCCTCAGATTCTTCATCGGAATCTTCAGATTCCTCATCAGAGTCCTCATCGGAATCTTCAGATTCCTCATCGGAGTCCTCATCGGAATCTTCAGATTCCTCATCGGAGTCCTCATCAGCCGTATTTTTTGGTTCCTCCATATTTCCATATTCATCCATACCTTCTTCTGAATCATCCAATATATCCATTTCCATTAGTACAGGACGAATCTTCACTTGTACAGATTGAAGGTCCAGTAATCCTACTACCGATTTCATGCCAGATTCTATGGAGGTTTTAAGTTCCTTTCTTAAAGCTTTTAGAAGTGTCTCTTTGGAAACACTGCCCTCAAAATTAACTTCCATTCCTAATTCTATTCGACAAGAATACTCGGTGGTTCCTTTAGTAATAGTATACTCTTCGAGGTCATATGAATTAGGTGGGTCTTGCACAGCGCGCATGTACTCCATGTCATCATCAACATTTGTTTGTTCTTTTGCAGCGATCCTATTAGCTAAATGTATAAATGACCTTAAAGAAGCATTCCTACTCATATATACCACCTTTCATTATGAATCTAATAATATATCAATTAAATAATACTTATCAAGTATAACACTCATGTCATATCATCTAGACATTCCAATGAGCAATTAGTCTACCTTGGTCCGAGCAAAACAAATGTATTGAAAATACTATCTAAACTGCAAATAAACAATTCAGTGGATCCTGAGTTAAAGAATTTTTCTTAGCCACTCCCAATTAGAGTCATACCATCTGAATGTTTCTTTAAATCCATGCATAAAGTCATACTTCGGTTCATAACCTATGAGAGACCCTGCCCTCTCAATACTACTCAAAGTATGTTTCACATCCCCTACTCTAGCAGGAGCTTGGTTTACTAATATAGTGTCATACTTATATCGAATTAAATCTAAAATATCATTATTAGATATGGAAACACCAGTACCTATATTCAAGATTTCACACCCACAAGTTTTAGTGACGGCAGACTTTGCAAGAGCTCTTACAACATCTTGAACGAACACCATATCCCGAGTCTGTGTACCATCGCCATCACTCCTAAGCACTAGACCACTAAATAATGCTGTTAACCATGCAGAAACGGCAGTGGAATAAGCAGAGTTTCCTAATTGATTGGGTCCACATACATTGAAAAATCTTAGACATATAGAATCTAGTCCATATAAATCTGAGTATAGCTTAAGATAATTTTCAATAATTAATTTTTGAAGGGCATAAGGAGATTTTGGGTTTGGTATTTCTGATTCTAAAGTAGGCAAGTTCTTAGATTCCCCATAAATAGCAGAGGATGACGCAAATATAAATTTACTGACATTGTCCCTACAGGCATCCACTAACATCAATGATTTCGTAACATTTATATCATTTGATTCGACCGGATTTGATACAGAATATCCTACTCTCGGATTTGCCGCTAAATGAAATACAAAATCGTAAGTTTTCCGACTAATTCTTTCTAATACTTCAGGTGAGCAAAAATCTTCCACCCACAACCGTTCAGAACGTAGTTCTACATTTAAGAACTCTTTTTTTCCACTAGATAAATCATCTACTATATCTAAATCCCAACCGATTTCCTGAATGAAATTGGATAAGTTACTACCGATAAACCCGGCCCCACCCGTTATAAGACATTTAGGTTTGGAGACCGTCACTTCGTTTCCCATATTCTCTTAATACCCTCCTCAAAGGAAGTGTAAACAGGATTTAGTAATCGGTTTAATTTTTCAGAATCAATAGCGTACCTAATACCATGACCAGGACGGTCTTCTACAGATAACACAACATCTTCAAAAGTTAAACGGTAATAATGTTTCGCATTATATTGATTAATAACGCTATTAATCACCTGAGTGTTATCCAGCGATATATTTGAACTTAAGTTATAAACACCATTCCATTCAGTTTTCCCATTACATACTATTTCATATATAAGAGAGGCCGTATCCTCCACATAAGTCCACTCCCTGGTATGCACTCCTCTACCATATAAAGGAAATCTATCTTTTTTGTTTAATTTCTCAAGCAGTTTTGGTATGAATTTTTCGTGATATTGGCGAGGTCCATAATTATTTGAAGGCCTTATTATTAAATATTCCAACCCTTGAGTGTGATGAAACGATTGAATTATTTGATCTGCAGCGGCTTTGGTGGCAGAGTACGGATTTTTCGGATTTAAACTTGCATTCTCATTAAATGACCCTTCACAACACGAACCATATACTTTATCAGTCGATATGTGAACTAGAGGGATTTTATGCTTTAAACAGGCCTCTGACACACTTGTAGTGCCTATTATGTTTGAATAAATGAAAGGAAGAATATCTTTAATAGAATTTTCAACATGAGTTTCAGCTGCTAGATTTATCACTAAATCGGGCTTTTCGCCACTCAATAGACTATTAAAACCAACTCTGTCAGAAATATCAAGTTTATATAAGGTACAAGGATGGTAATATGATTCATTATCAGTGTGGGTAAAAGAGTCAACTATTACCACCTTAGATTTTTTCGAGATAAAATGATCTACTACGTGGCTCCCTATGAAACCGCATCCTCCAGTGATTATTACCTTCATTTTAATTCCTGGTACTTAAATCACTAATCCAATAAAGAGGGTTGCATGTCTAAATCGGGTCTAAAAATCCACAATACTTACACGGATAGCAGCATTTATGTGACCAAACATCATTAGTAGTGTGGCAGTCACACTGGCAAGAAGTGCTTCTATGAACACATTTATGCTCTATACGATAATCTTCAGTTAAACGCTTGTTACAGAATTCGTGGTGCCTAGAAGCACAAGGATGATGAGAAGATTCATAGTACTCTGGCCCATTATATCCGCAAAGAAAACATGGAGCCTCACACATTAAACCCTTCTTAAAAAGAAGATTTTCAAGCCGCAAGATTTTACCCTTGAGACAGTTAATTTCCGATTCAAAATCCTTTACCTGCTCTCCATCATTCATAGGACACCCCATCGGTAATCAAGCACGAAGATAATTCGAAAATTGTGTTTCATCGTGACCCCCGGATACCATCTTATTGGAAGAATATCCAATAATTCTATATAGGCCATGGAGTTCATATCCCATGATATTTTTCCATTCATTCGAGTTCTCAAATCAACAACAGTTCTAATAGACTCATTTAGATTATAAATATATTTTCTGGGACATACCCACACTGACCCAGCGAATCTCCAATGAGCTTTACTATCGTCAATCAACCCTTTTGACCAACATCCGGGCAAGGATATGGCGTCGTAGTCTTTAAAAGACACGTCACCAATGAAGTCCTGAACTACAGACTCTTTTATATTCCTTTGCTTAAAGACCGTATATTCAATCCAGGCAAATATATCAACATCATGATGAATGTCTGCAGCCATTTTCATCCATTCATATCTCTGTAGTAGGACTATATTTGAAATTGCGGCGTGTTGAGGCTCAGCATATCTATCATTCGGAGGATTAGAATCACTAGGCATTAAAGCAGGATTATCCCGCAAAAATTTATGAGCCCAACAATCACTAAGATTCCATCCCTGATCGAATGCGTGGATATTTTGAGGAATAGCCGCCTTTAACTTATCCCCCAAATCACGACATTGTGTTTCTGACAGGTGCCGAGCAGGAAAAGCATTAGGGACGAAACCAGTTACAGCCATTACCTTCATTTAGTATCCTCGAAAATGAATTTTTTCTGAAATTGCACTATTCCGGTACCAGACCAATGACCATAAACTGATATGTCTTGTTTATGCTCATGGGTAATTTTGTCCCACAGGTTTGCCTTCATAGCTGGGAATTTATTTATATCATCGAAAATTATGATTCCTGAATATGAATTATCTATCAACCAACAAAAGAACCCATACTCTTCCACGCCGTGATGTGGATCTATATCGATGAATATTAGGGGGGAACCTAATATGAATTCCTTCTGCAATTTGAGTACAGATTCATTCATTAAATTATCAAAATGAAATTCTATATTTTCTAGAAATTTTTTACATAATCCATTTCCGAGTATTTTATCTTTTATGTCAAAAGTGTGTACTTTATTTTTCTTATTGTATGACAAAGCCGTAGCAGAAGCCCCCATATGAGTACCAATATCTAATATATTAACATCGTCATATTGTAAACTCAAAAATGCCAATAATTTATAATGTTCCCTGCCAGCATTGTCCAAAAATTCATTGATGTTAAATCCATGCTGACATAGCTCTCTCAGATTAATTTTATTCACTTCTTCTACTGAGATATCCTTCATTTCATACTTTACTGCTTAAGGGGAAACACAACATGCCGTCGTCATGTCCAGCGTAATACCAATGAAAGTTAAATCCATATATACTCTCCATCATCGACCAAATATTGACTTCCCAAGTAACGATAGGTAGTAATTCACGTATTACTCTTCTACTGAGTTCATGCATTCCTCTTAAAGATTCTCTATCACCCACATAAAACCCCCCACAAAATCTCCATGCTGGATGATCATTTATCGTGGTTTTATAATTCCAAGCCCCCGGAATGTGAACACCACCCTCTAGTGAATGCAATTTTTTAAGATGCAAGAATGACTTTTCATCTTTTATCACGTGACCAATCCCAAAGTCTACCCAAGATAAAATCCTCGAATCTGTAATATCCATCGCTTTAACCATGAATTCAGTCTTAGAGTTCATGATTATGTGGAAGTCTTTCGTGTTTTTCGATGGGTTATCTGATACTTGAACGACAGGATTTGCACAAGATTGAATTAATTCATATGTATCTGTTTCTTCTAAGGAACATCTTATGATATTGACATTTTTTAATTCTAAACTGTCGGTCGATAAAGTTCTATCCACAAAAAGAATCATCGGTATATCAATTACAGCTCTCATTCGGTTAAAGTTATGAAAATACTTTTCTACGGAGTGAGTGGTATGACCACTTGATTGAAGTAAAAATGAAGACACTAACATGATTAATTATACTAAATAATATGGAAAATGTAAATTAAAGGATGGATGTTAATGATAGGTACAAAACTCGTATTAAAGCATTCGAAGAAGGTCGAGTTATTTCAGAAGTGATGGAAAGCACAAAAAGAAACCTTCAAGCACTTACCATAGGGATTCGTCCAGCCAAAGTAGTTTTTGATTTAGGAAAACGAGGACGAACATGTAATAACTCTGACCATGAGCTTTTTGGGTTTCCGATTGAAGAATGTTTAGAAGATGAGTGCATTCTGGAATTTATGAATAATGAGTAACTAGCCTACTTTCCTATTTCGCTTTATTATATTAGCACGTTGTCTTAATGATGGTATTATAATGTCTTGAATGTGACATAATACTCTATATCTTCTTTGGTAATTTCATATACTCTTGCAGATATATCACTTTCTAGATACTTTGCTGCAAGCTTCCAGGCTTCCTCTGATATTTGACTTTTCTTCATAAGAGTCGTGCTGGGATTTATACTGGTTACATTCCTTTTCTAGATTACGAATTACTTCATGGGCGTCACGTAAAGAAGCGGCAGAGACTCATCTGGTCTACTTAGTCGTCTATATTCAGATATGCAACAATCATGGAATTTCTTCTCTTGCGAATGATCATGTAGATGATTATTCGCAAGTCGTATGGCTGCTACCATGTCGTAAAGGACATCATGGGAATGTCTCATATAAATCATCCTAATGGATTTCGATTAAGTCGCCCAACGCAATATCCTGCTACAAATGCCAATGCTGACATGATAATTATCATGGATGAGTCACCTGACAGGTAGTTGAATTTTTAGGATGTCCGCAGTAGGAACATAAAGTAGCATTATTCCAGCGTCCCCATGCATATGGATATTTATTTTTGAATAAAATTCTTGTTCGCAACAAGCTACTCCAAATTTGCCTGAATCAATTGTTTTATTCATATATAATTCTACGGATATGAATTTTATTCAAAAGAGATTTTTCTTCTCATTCATGACTTCATGGCGAACCCTCATGAAGTCATTTAAAAATGATAAGGAGAGCTTACAAATCCAAGCTTCTCTATCCATAATACCGAAGGTTATCCTAAATGTTTCAGTCATATCATCAAAAGCTAACCCAGACACAAATTCGATGGTATGTTTCTCTTTTAAAAAAAACGGGATACTGTAGTCCTCAATAGCCATTCGTGAATTGAACTTCACGAATCTATGGAAATAGTTCCTTCTGCTGTCATGGAGAATGACTACTTCATGTACAATAGCAAAGTAAGAATCCCCGACCTTGACCAATTGACCACCACCTCTAAATGATTTAGAAATGTTCGGAGCCAAATTCCTTGATATTATGTTTAGACTTCCATCTTTATATTGAATTACATCTGTCCAACCACCATTGTTACACTCATATAACCATTCAGGACATTCAGAGCCAAGAATAGGCATCCAATTTTTTTCGTGCTTATCATGAGAAACTGGTGATTCTAATAATTTAATATCATGCATGAAGCTCCTTTCAACGTTGAGCTTACCGACAGCTATTCTTGCTTTGTCAGTATAAGGCAGCATATTCCGGATAGTTCCAGATACATAATACTGATGATCTATTTTAAATAAACGTACATCCTCGATCCCATCAGCCGGGAAGTTACTTTTCTCGTAGGGTTCACTGTCTATACTAGATATACTTTCAATTTCGTCTTTTTCATTAAGAGATAACAACTGATACCGAGTATAAATCGTATTATTTGAACTATCTTTAATATGGTATCTTCCATCTACTATTTCATAATTAGCATTCCTTACTAATACATAGTGGCCTAAGTCCTTCTGTATAAGTGTCGGATTAAACACCCCCCATCCCGGATTATACGGAGGAATATTTAAATCCACAAATGTAACACCCTCTAAATCTGCAAGTTTAGGCATATAAAAAGTATAATTTTGTTTTAAATTATTCTCTATATGATAAGGAGGATTTGAGAGTAACCCCCTTTCGCAAGACCTAAGACCTGATCTTTCTTCACCTACATAATATGAATTAATCGATAAAGCAAGATCATACTCTATAGGGTTAATCATTAAGAGTACTTTACTAAACGAAGATTCTTTAAAGGATATGTGCGTTTATAATATAATTTAAAGGCAGTGTGTATGAATTAAAATACATACTACTAGCGTATCCCGAGCTTTTTGCCGACGAAGCAAAAATCAGTATTTGGGGAAAATATTAACATAGTTTCACCGCTTTACAATTTATATGTTTTTTATTATTATTTTTTAACGTGAAGCCCCATGAACTATCAAATACTCTTCGTCATATAGCTGCAGCCATAGAGGGTTCTAAGAATCCCTCTCGTAAACTTGTCGCTGCGGATTTAAAAATAGTGATTTCACGTTTATCTTCTACAGTCGACCTTGTAAAAATTCTCGCGGATCACGCCATGTGGGTCAAAGGAGATCGCGCGGGGAGGAAAGCCAATCTGGAGGGAGCGGATCTGATCGGGACGGACCTGCGCAAGGCGAACCTAGCCGAGGCGGACATGGCCGGGGCGAGTATGGTCGAGGCGAACCTGACCGAAGCGAACCTGACAAATGCGGACCTGTATGGGGCGGACCTGACCAAAGTGGCCCTGCGCGGGGCGAACCTGCGCAGGGCAATCCTGATCGGGGCGAACCTGACCGGGGCGAACCTGAGCAATGCGGATCTGATAGGGGCAGTCCTGCTCGGGGTGAACCTGAGCGGGGCGGACCTGCGTGGGGCGAATTTGACCAGGGCGTACCTGGAAAATGCGTACTTGAAAAAGGCGGACCTGACCGGGGCGAACCTGATCGTGGCGGACCTGACCGGGGCGAACCTGACAAATGCGGACCTGGCCGGGGCAATCCTGCTCGGGGCGAACCTGACAAATGCGGACCTGACCGGGGCGGACCTGCGCAATGCGAATTTGAGCAATGCGAATTTGACCAATGCGAAATTGATCGGGGCAATACTGGACGGGGCAAAAACTCAGGGA